TGTTTTCATCTGCACCATCAAATGCAGTATAGAAGTCACTTCTGGCGATTGAGGCATCACTTTCTGGTAGTACCTTATCCCCTGCTCTGAGCCATAGTTTAAGGTTGGAAGTTCTATCTGTAGCGTAAGTTGATGCTTTGGAGAAATCAACTGGCTTAGAGGCAATCTTTGCGACATCATCGGCACTTAGGGCAGTATTCCAGATTGCTACTTCGTCAATGTTGCCGTCAAAAGTATATGCTCCTGCTTCACCACCTATATTTAAATCTTTACTTGCATCACTTGCTATTGCTCCAGATTGTGAGCCTGTTTGAGTTAAAGCAACAAGTGTTCCATTCACATATATTGATGGATTATTGCTTGTATTATCACTATCAAAAGAAATAGCTATATGATTCCACGCATTAATTGCTACTTCTCTTGAAGTAGTAATCCAATCTCCTGCTGTAGTTGCTCTGTATTGATAAAATCTTAAATCACAAACACCACCACTCTCATCATTTAAGTGAAAAATCCATCCTACGCTTCCACCACCTCTTTTGTTGGCTATCATACCAAAATTACTTTCTCCATCAGAGTTAGGGTATATCCAAGCAGAGAGCGTTCCCCCACCTGCCCATATATCGTCTAAAGAGGAGTCTGAGCCACAGTCTAAATAATCATTAGAACCATCGAAATTGAAGGAAAAGTCGTTAGGGAATTTTTTTATTACCCCACTTTTTGTTAGTAGGTTGCCTAAGCCGAGCATAGACTTACCCTATGTAAGCTATTACAAGACCAGATGTAAGGTCAATAGAGTTCCACCTACCGTAAATCGTAACACCTTGTGGTATTGTTTCAGATGCCATTGTATTACCATTGTAACTACCCACACCATAACCATTGGTAGTGTCTGTAGGTGTTAATACGTTAAAAACAGTATCCTCTAACATTGTAATTGCTACAAATGTACCTGAGTGAACTGCTGTATCTGAAATAAATTTAGCACCTGCTTGACCTAGTGCTACATTACTGGACTCGTTGACTGTATATTTATTTATGCTTGCCATCTTGTTTCTCCTGTCTTATGCCTTACCGAGCTTGGCAACTCTCATGGGCATATTGGTTATTTAAAATCTACTGGGACTACTGCTCTAGTTCCACCTGTCTTACTTCTTTTTCTTGTACCATACTTCTTTACGGCATTATTAAAACTTCTTTCATGTTGAGCCATTAAACCCATTGCAACCTGTGCTATGTTTCCGTCATTTGACGTTCCAGCTCTATCCATATATAAGCATTTTTTTACATAATCTACAATAGCAGAATGAAATAAATTATCTACATCTGGTTTATCTGTAACCGCTGTAACTTTTTTAGGATTCCCATAGTAATGAATTAGTAATCCATTCACTACATTGTGATCTATCGCAGTATAAGATTTTCTAGCTGTCCTAGTTTCACTCTCTGAATCATAATTACTAATAAGACCCATGTGGTCACCACGAATAAAATAATTAACACTAGCTTCGGGGTATTTAAAATTACTAGTTAATTTACCTGTGCCTTGAGTCGTTACAAATGTATTACCAGTAGAAAAAATAAATGTAGTATTGAAATTTGATATATCTTCTACAGCACCTTTATTAGCATTTGTAACTGTAACAATATCAGAATCAACTGAAGCTGTAAAATTAGCTAATCCATCTAATGCATTTTTTATGGCTGTCGCTATTGTAGCGGCATTATCATTTGTTGATATATCTATTTCTACACCTGTTTTACCAGACACTGAAGGATCTGAACCTCCACTAGAAACATCAAACCAAACGTAGTACTCTACTAATTTATAACCGACATCTGTAGTAGTGTCTGTCTCTACGCTATTAATAAAAAAATACTTACTTTGTAAGTTTCCCCCCTCATCAGCTTTACATGATATTTGTGTTATTTCTTTTGCTAAAGCCATTACTCTGGTACGTTTATTGCACTTTCAGATGCAATGTCAAATTGTAAAGGTTCACCATCTAATACTCTAGGTATTCTTATATAATCACCATCGTTATCTAAAATATCTACTCTATAAATTTTATTTACACCCATATCTTCCCCAACAGAATCAGTAGACCCATCTCCGATAGCATAAAACATTTTACCTGATTCTACATCTATTTTAGCAGATACTGCTTTTTGAGAATATTGACCAATCTCATTTACTGCGTCATTAATTAAAGACATAATATATGTTTCAGGTGCATCTGGAAATACTTGCCTTATCCTACTAATGATTTGCTTTACTGTAAGTTCATGTATTGGATGTGACATATTACCTCACTAACTGGGATAACCCAGCTTTATAATCTTCTTTTAACTGATTTATAATCGGAATATACAACTCTATATCCTCTTCTCCACTATATAATGCTTCTAAACTTTTTATTGTAGCGTATAAAACTACTAAATATTCTGCCTCAATAGGAAAATTAGATATAGCACTGTCTCCAAATGCTACTGTTGGGAAAATAACATGAAGTACCTTAGCGTTTTCTGATGCAGTAGGGGTTGGATAAACCTCTAATGTATTATCATATACTAAATATGCTGGATCTGTTTTTGTCGCAAAATCCATATCACTAGAGTCTTGTATCTTACCTCTTTTATAATTAGGCACATACCTACAAGGCTGTTCAATATCATTAGCACCATTACCCTCAGCTCTTAAAGCGGCTAGAACCACGCCTTTTTGATTGATATTCGTTAGTGTAGTTGTAGAGTTATTTAGTGTAGCAATATCTGCACAATCTTCTAATAAACTCTTTGGTAATGTATTTATTATTTCTTTAGCACCATCAGTTAAGAATTGAGTAAGCTGTGCTTGAGTAGGAGTACTGCTTCCATCTATAGCGATAGAAGCTAATGATTCTACTTGTGCTTCAAATGTTGCCATTATATCTTAACTGGCTTTCGCAAAGCTTCCATTACTGGGTCTTTACTCTTTAGAACTTTTACTATTTTTTTCTTAGTAACTTTTTTCTTAGTCGCCATAAAGTCTCTGTCTCATTTCTTTTGTATTTTGATCAATACTCTGCACAGACATTTCTACATCTGTTCTCTTACCCATAGTAGACATCATATACATATTAGTAGTAAACTTACTTTTAAAAGCTTTTTTACCACAATTTTTACAATAAAACCACCCTTCACTATTAGGATGGTTACAGTGTATACATTTCTTTTTCATAGTTTTTCCTTTTATAGTTTTGGGGAAGAACTTTTATTGAACTTCCCCACAGTACTATAAACTGTTATCCTTATGTATTCGGATTAGTTGTTTCCTAACTCTATGTACTCAATAACGTAGCACATAGTTCCAGCTGTAAAAGCACCTGTTGATGCTACAGTTCTGAAGTGAACATCCGTATCAGCAGACCTATAAGAAGCTGCAAGTGCTCCCAATATAGCTGTACCGCCTAAAGCCGCAGTAAGAACATCATCAGTAGATGCTCCTATTCCAGCCGCAACAGATGTACCACTAGCTTCAAGACCATCAGCATCAAGAGTACCAGTAAACTGTGTACCTCCAGCTGCTGTTCCTACACTAACGCCTACAGTTGCAGTAGCGTGAGCTAAAGCAGTGTGGACTACAGCAGTTAGTTTAGTAATAATTGAATTAGCTGGAATCGACATAGCTCCAGAATCAATATTAGCTGAACTAGCTGTAAAAGAAACTAATTTAGATTCTATCTTAATTAGACCTTTGCTAGCTGGTAATGAGAAACTACCACTACTTGAGTTTAATACATCACTCTTCATCTTATACTCCTTCTAGGTTGTATAATGCGTGAGACTCAGCTAGAGTAACTTCTAGACCTGCTTCAGTTAAGATCATATCTTTTCTAAGATCTTCATCAGCAGACTGTACGTTAGTCATTACTTGTGTATCACGATTAATACCGTTACCAATTAAAGGTCTGTAAGCTAGTTGACTCATATCAGCCATTAGCATGAAACCAGAAGCTTGACCTCTAAATAGAGGCTCTTTAACTAGGTTTAGCTTTCCATGAATTGTGTCAATGACCATTACACTATGACCAAAAGCACCATCTCTTTGAGACATTTCATAGCGGAAAGGATTATTAGAGTGCCCGATAGAAGCATCTAAAAATTTCCCATCGCCTAACTTGTTAAAGAAAGAAATAACTGGTAATGAACAAAGAACTAACTTATCAGAAGCACCACCACGAGCTGGGTCGAAAATAACTTCTAAGTCACTAAGTAAATTATCATAAGTCATTTCAGACTCTTGTACGGTTTTATGATAAGCACTTCCAGATGAATAACTAAAGTTAGCCTCTCCAGCAGT